CCTTCCTCGATTGTTACGACGTAAGGTAATTTTATTCCCGTTGGCTCTCCGTCAGGGCCAAGGTCTTCGAAACCTTCTAAGTCTAGATTAACGTGGCATTCTAGAATTGTATACATGGCTTCGGTTCTTTGGGATTTTGTAAGTCCTTCTACTTCTCTCTCTTTTTCTTCTAATTCATTTGTGTTTGCATCTGTTGGTTTTGTCAATTCGATGTCAGAATAGAATCCAGATACCATCTGTTTTCTTAACTCGTTTTCTGACATCTTGACAACATGGATGACTGATTCTGCATCGTCTAATGAGGTAGCCGTATACGGAACAACAAGGTCATCTGCTGGAACAAACTTAGAAACAGCTCGTCCCAATAAATCATCGTAGTAAACTTTTTTAAAAGTAGAACCTGAAAGAGGTAAGTAGAATAACATTTGATCAAAGTCAGATTCATATTCTGTCATCTGATCCATGATCTGATAGTTCATAAAATTTTTAACTCTTTGTGCTTGCATTTCTTTCATAGGATCTGATTTACCCATTACCATTGTTCTAACGGGTCCATCTGCAGGCAATAATTCTTTGTAAGCTAACGCTTGAAATTGTGTTACAGCTTCAGCTAGCACAGGGTGAGTTGCACCTGATGCTCCTTGAAAAGGTTCTGTTCTGTTTGTGTATTTAAATCCTAATAAATCTAGTCCAGTAATATATGCTCGTTCCCATTCTTTACGAGACATTTTATATTCCATGTAGTCTTGTTGTAACTGACTACCCATGGCATCAGTATCTTCTTCTGGAAGTAATTCATTTAAGTTTGCAAAAAAATCACCTTCTTCAGGTGCAGGCATTTGACTTGGATCAAAATCAATTGTAGCCCCTTCTTCATCTTCTGTAACTTCGATTGGTCCTTTGGGTGTCTCTTGAATTTCCTCAACGTTAACCTCTTCTGCAACTTCGTCAGGTCGTTTATCGTTAGGGAGAGACTTATCTATATCTGCCATATATTTTCTCCTATACTTTCTTAGCTTGTTTTTGTGGTAATTTCAACCCTTGTGATAGGGGCCCTTTTTTAGGTGGCACTGCCCACCATTTAAAACCAGGATTAGTTTTCTTTACTAATGTTGGGTTTTTCTTTTTTAATTTTTTATTTTCTAACATTACGCTGATACTCCCATTTGTTCTTGTTGTTCTGCAAGATATTCTGCATATGCATCGGGATCATTTTCTTTCATATCATTAATTCTTTCAATTTCATTTTTTGCATATTTACCATATTTATATAAACCTTCTAGTCCTAATGATGCAATACCTACTGGTGATGCAACTCTTGCTAAACGCATTGCCATAGCAGGAGACATTCCAGCTAGTGCTGCTCTTTCTGCAACTTTTCGTAACATAGGGTTTTTTATTTTATCAGTTACACCCACAGCACCCGATACTAAAGGTTTAGCTAATGCAGCTTCTACTTCAAAACCTAATCTATCTCCAGTTCTACTTAAATCATAACCGCCTTCAGGTTCTAAATATTTAGTCAAAGCTATCATTCCTGTTGGTCCTAAACCAACGTTAACACCTTTGCCTAAGTCACTAATAACTTTACCCATAAGTGATGGATCAAAAAATGGGTTTGATGATAACATCATACCAGTGTTTTTTGGATTTACTTTTTTTGCTGTTTTTATTTGTTCTTCAACATTTAATTTTATGATATTTCTATCATTTTGAGTTAGCTCTGAAACAGGTTTATCAACAAGTCCAAAACCTAAAACTTTAGAATAGTCCACACCATATCTTATAGGTTTTAAAGTTTTTTCATCAACTAAAACACCTTGTAAAACTCCTTTAGTTCTATCTGCTAATTCTGAAATTTTTATATTTATTTTTTCTAATTTTTTTTGAACATCTTTAGGTATCTTATCTCCTGGTTTGTAATCTTTAATTAATTTTTTTTGGTTTTCATAAAGAGTTCCTAGTTTTTGTTCTATAGGTTGTATTATTTTTTGATTAACTATTTTAGAGTCAATACCTAAAGATGTTGTTAAATATTTTGCACCTAAATTAGCGTTAGCTTTTAATGATGCTCTGTGTGCTACGTCTACGTCATTAGCTAAAGCAGTAGCATCTACTGTTTTAATATCTCTTTTAATTTTTGATTCTACGGCACCAGAAGAAGTTTTTTTAATATTTTCTTTTCTAAGTTTATCTCTCTTTCGTTGTATTTTTTCATAACCTTCGTAAGTTTGAGGAGGATATTTTAAATTTAATTTATTTATTAAAGCTCTGTTTACACGTTCAACATTGTTTAAAGATATTCCAAATTTTTCAGCTATGTCTGCATTGCTTGCAATTTTACGTGCTTCTTTAGAACCTTTTGGAAATTTAAATCTGTCTTCTAAAATTTTTATATATTCTTTTTCTTGAGTAGGATTTTTAAATTTAACATCAGTTACTTTAGCTTTTCCTGTTCCTCCTTCAAAAGTTGGAGTAGGTTTATCAACCGGTCTATTTTTAAAATAAACTCTTGATGCTTCTGTTCCTTTTGCTTGTGCATCTGCACCGCCACCAAATTGAAACTTCATACGTCCACCTTGAGCCATGGGCCTTGGACCAGGATTGTAGTCGTCCTCGTACATTTCTAAAATAGATTCTATGTCCATCTATTCTCCTATCATTCGTGCAATGCCGCCTGATGCATTTGGTTTACGAATCATTTCTTCTGTAACTTCTAAAGTGTTTAATTTGTTAGCATCCTCTAATTTTTTTATTGCTTCTATTTTACCTTTGTAATCTCGACCACTACCCAGTCTAATCATTTGACCTTGAAGATTATCAAGACCAAATTTTCCTAGCCCTGCCGCGTCTTCTGCATCACCTTTTATAAATGCTTGTACTTCTTTTTTACCCATGTGTGGTAAAAATTTTTGCATATACTTAATTAAACCTTCTGTGTCTTTGTTTCTAAACATATCAACAACCTCTAACATTCCTTGATACATTTCAGGATCTCGTTTTGGCATCTCTGCCATATTTTTTTTACCAAATATTTTTTCTAAAAATTTAGCTGCGTTTTCAAAAACAAGTTTACCTTTAGCATAACCAATACGACCACCGTCTGCTTTTTTAACATCTACTTCTTTAACAATTTCTTCTACATCAATTCCTTCTACAAAGTCAGGTTCATTAAACTCGTCTTTATAAATTCTAGAATTATAAGATGTAACTTCTTCATAATCATCAGGTGGTGTGCCTTTAGTTCCTTCGTCAGCTTGACCTTTATTAAAATTCATTTCTTCGGTTTTAGTAACCATGTCATCATTTTCTTTATAAATTTTTTTAACTTGTATATCTCCAGTGTTTAAATCTTCTGTTAGCATTAGTTCTGATTTGCCATCTTTAGATGGTGCAATATATTGTTTTATTCTTTCACCATAACTTTTTATCTCTTGTCCTTTAGATTTAATAACATCTACTAATTGATAAAAATAAGGTGGTACACCTTTTGCAGTTTCCACTGCTTTTTCTACAACCGGAGCTGCTTTTTCTCCAAGTCCAATTAATCCTGTTTTAAGTGCAGCAATACCTGCACCAGCTGCGCCTGCAGTTTTTATAAATCCTCTACGACCTTTATCTACAATCTCTTTTGCAATTTTACCTTTAGAAAAAGGAACTCTTATGTTGTCATTATCTTCTGCAAGTAAATAATTTAATCCTGTAGAAGTTGTAGCTTGGCTATTTGGTGCTACTAATCTTGTTCTAGCCATTAATGCGTCTGAGCCATGACCAATGTCAGATAAGTTTGGTTCAACGTCAACCATACCACCTGTATAAAATCCTGCTATACCACCCTCGGCGCTTGGATCTCTGTCTTCTGGATCAAAATCTTTAAGAGTTTTTTTCTGTTTAGCATCTTTTTCTTTAAATTTTTTTACTGCTTCATCCATATCAGTTCCAAGATCAAATGAATTTAATTCTTCTATCTCATCTCTTGTCATTAATTTTGTGTCACCACTCATTTCCATCTCATCAAGTTTGTTTTGTAAGAATCTTTTTCTAGCTGGAGATTTGTCGCCTGCTACAGGATCTAAGTTTCCTTTTTTATACTCCATGAACATATCGTCCATATATTCTTTCTGTTCTTTTAAAATTTTTTTAGCAGAACCTACGGTACCATCAAAGTCGTACGCTTCTAATTGATCTGCACCACCTACTTCATCTAAGAAATCTTGATACTCATCTTCGTTTAACATTCTTGATTTTTTTGGTTTACCATATTGTTTTAATGGATCGTTAGGATTAAACGGTACACCTGTATCATCAACAGGTAGTTTAATTACAGTGTCATCAAACACTTCATCTTTAATTTTTATGTTCTCAATTCCTTTTTTAGGTTTAAAAATATTATCTATTTGTTTTTGAAACAACTCACTAATCTCACCAAATTCATTTTTAGCAAATTGCATAATCGCTTCTTTGCTTAATCCTTGATTTGCAAGATTCCTTGCTGAATTTAAAAATCTAATTATTAAATCTGTTTTTCCTGCCATTAGTAATACTCTCTTTTCCTAGGTTGTGGTTTTTCGTCTTCGTAATCTTCTGGGTGAGGTAGGAAACCTCCCTGCCTGAATCGCATAACAGCCATAGTCATACTGTCGACTAAGTCATCATGATCGCCATATGGGAATGATGCACATTCTTCAATGACTTCTTCTGCAAAATTTCTATCTGGAGCCCAAATTAACCCAGCTTCAAATAGTGGTGCACAAGAATTTACTCGTACGTGCTTATCATTACCACGACTTGGCGTAAAAGTCATCACTGGAATGTCCATTTGTCTAAGTTCGTGGGTTAGTGGAGTTCCAGATGCTTTTTGCTCTACGATTACCATGTCAGGTTCCCAATATTTATATTGTTCAAGAGCTGCACGACGTAATTCTGGAAATTCAAACCTGTCTTTTACAGAATCTAGCAAAATTAAATTTGGTTTTGCATCTTCGTTTGGATAAAACACTCCCCAAGTTGTAATTGCACTGTAATCAGCAGTTTCTTTTTTTAAAAATGCTGTATCGTAGCTTTGAATGATGTAATAACAGTCTGGAAGATAATCTTTATCCCAAACTTGCCACCATTCACGTTTTATAAGTGCTCCTTCCTCAGAAGTTGGCTTTTGCATCCACTGTGCATTCCATTTTCCAACTGGAAGTGTAGCTTTTACCTTTTCAAGTTCATCCATTTTCCAATATTGAGGCCAAACAGGTTTTTTGTTATCTCCGTGGTCCATGATTGCCGGAAATTCCACCACTTCCCACTGATCACCTTTAACTTTTTTTTGATTGTCTAATAAAA